TCCTTCGCCTGGCTCAATTCCTGGAGGACTTGCTGTATCCAATCGTGTTGCATGATATTGATTACCGCCTTTAGTTCCGGCATCATTAAGTGCTTTAAAATCGTGCTCGTGTTGTGGAAGGTTGGTTGGAGTTAAAGTGTTTCTATAATCTCCGCTAGCTCCCCCTAAAGTAGATGCTTGTGTATCGTCAACTCTAGGAACCAGCGTTGCAGAACCTGTTCCACTTCCAATGCCAGTGGCAGTAAAAGTAGTACCGATTGCAGATCCGCTCGCACCAATGGATACCCAATTAGTTGAGCCAACACTAGAAATAGTGTATCGACGACCTATAATAAAGTTACCTGCAGGAATTGCTTCGCTACTAGGTAATCCGCCACCGCCGTCAACAAATCCGCCACCAAGCGGAACTGTATTGTTGTTATCCATGTTGTGTTTGCCTAATGGAAATCTTCCACGCATATCGGGCAATACAAATGTCAATCCAGGTTGTCCTCTAAACGCTGTTCCGTAAGTTGTACCGATAACATTATAGAGCGTTAAGTACTTGGCAATTTCTTGTTCGCTGCCGTCGCATAATAGATAACCATAAGGTGCTGCTGATCCCGCAAACGGTAATATCGTACCAACTGGTACACCAAGGTCACCAACAAATACATCTCTAGTTTCTTTTAATAGACCTTCGCCTGCCCTAAAGACTAGAACAAAATCATCAGCTTTTGACACATTCGGACTAGGTTGAACTTTACTGGAAATAATACCAGAAGTAATAACAGTTTCAAAAGTTTTTGTAGTTCCGCCCGCTTGTCCATCAAATGTGATGTTTGCAGAGGTTACATCTCCCTGCATTTTGAAAGTTGTTGGAAAACGCAGATTGGTTGCCGTTGTAGCATTACCAATAATGTTTCCTTCAAGTGCTCCAACTATTGTATCGGCAATTAGCGTTTTAGTTCTAACAGTATTCCATCGTCTTGTTAAACTGCCGCTATCATATCGTTCTGTTTCTCTTGGCTCAATTGATGTGGTGATAGTTTGACCATATACATCGATGTTTTTTCCAATCAATGCATTTTTAGTTACAGCAATACCGCCTGCTGTTCTAAAACTACCGTTATTAAAGTTAGTGCTTTCAGTAGTATTAGTAAGAATTAAACTTCCGTCAGTTTTAATGTTTCCACTAACTGTTAATGCTTCGTCTAATGATGTGGCATTAATACCGACTTTATCGTCTCGAATTGTTAAAACAGTATTTGGTATGCCGTTTTTATTTGTCTGTAAATCTATACTCGACTGAGCTCTTGCATTATAAATTTTAGCAGCGCCCGAATCACTAGTTAAACTAAATGTTCCGTCTACACCCAATGTTAAACCTTCGTTGTTACGAATATTAAATGGTTGTTCTGTGGTGTTTACAGTATCGGATCTTAAAAATTTGGCTGCGGCAACTGCTGTTCCTGCAACATTTAGAGCATCTGCTGCTGTTGCTGTTCCGTAGAACTTTGGTAGAAATCCGCCGTCACCTATATCAAGACTGGTAATATTAATACCAGTCTTGATTGCTGCAAATCCGTTAATAGAATTTTTAGGAGTAAAGCTATCTTTACTGATAACAATAATTGGCTTGTCTTCTACATAGAATGTTACAATAACCCTATCAAAGTTATCACTGTCAATAATAGATTCTACAACAGGACCAGATTGCAAACCTGTAGAAAAGTTAGGTCCGACCAAAATCCAACTTGATCCAGAGAATACATATAGCTGTTGATTGGTTGTGTCAACCCAAAGTTCTCCAACTCTAGCAGATTCTACCGAAGGTTCGCTGGTGCTTTTTTGAATATTGCTTGCGGCTTTCCATTGAGTATTGTCCCAAATTTGTAAAATACCTTCTAGAGAATTGTACCATAACTGCCCCTCAACTGGGTTAGTTGGCGCTGAACCGCTGGCAAAATTTTCTAACAATGCTAAAAAGTTTTCAGCAATAATTTGTCCGTATCCTGTGACATTTCGTCCAGGAAAATCTAGGCTTGTATCTGCATTAGAAGTATTATCATAGACCGTAATAGGAGTCTTGTTTTCTTTGTCGGTAAAATTTACAATATATGGCATTTATTATACCTCTGTGAAGCCGGTTAAGCTCTGTACACGAATTGTATAATCAACTTGTAAGAGTCTGTTTAAAGATTTCTGAACTGGATGAAATACCACATGCGTTAGCAATTTGCCTTGACCATTTGGATTGTAGCTCTTGAGTCCTAGTTCGTCAAAAACATAATTACCGTTCATGTCAACACTGTTGTCAAAGGCCTGTTGACCAACCGGTTCGCCGTAATCGAGTAGACAGCTAATAACAATATCGCTGTAAGTTGCTCCGCTGATATGTCGGATTTCCATCTTGTTTCTTGTTGGATCTACATTCTCAGTGGCGTTTTGATCAATAATTTTAACATAAGTTTGATTGTATAATCCTGTGTTTACTCCAACAGTGTTGGGCGTTAAGTAGGTAATTAATCCAGTAGGGTCAACTGTTGTTCCGCCGCTGCCAAATGCCATTTGATAAATCCAGCCCTGTCCTTGATTACTCAAGCTGTTAACCATAGCAACACTCATATTTTCGTAGTGAATAGCGTTACGCTTGTCTTGAAATACTTCACCGGTTTCCGGGTCAAAAATCTTGATGTGGCCCTCAAAATGCCAGCCTGAAGTCTCGTTAGGTTGAGAATTTTCCTTTGGTGTTTGGTTTTTCATAGTTGATTCACTTGTGTTTTTCTGTTCCATAGTATATTTATTCAGGCAGTTCGGTGCTCTTTTGTTTTAGAAATTCAGCAATAGAGCTTGAGTTTTTCAACAATGTGATGCCCGAAGATGCTGTTGTTGCTCCTCGATCATACCAGGTTTTTCCAATTCGTCTAATAACAGTAATACGAGTTCCTGCAGGAACTGTGTTTGTTAATCGAATATAGTCGTTTACTCCGTCAACACTGAATTCAGCTTCTAGAACAATATCAGCTTGCGGACTAGTAATGTTAGCTGTTTGATCATAGACTGTTACAGGATCTTTTCTTAAACGCTTGCCGGCTGCAAAAACTTCTATTTGATCGCAAGGTTCATATCCTGTTGGGATTGTTACCCTTGTCCAGTTAGATCTTGTTGCAGCTTCAGGAACATAGTTTAACGGACCAATTAACAAACTGCTGCCGTCACTGACAAAATCTAATCTTTCTTGACTTTCATTATATGGAAGATTTTCAACTCGACTGACATCGACTACGCTGCTGTTTGTTAAGTGTATTTCCTTAATGGCTGTTCCGTGAGTTCCTCTTCTTAATTGAGATAGTGTTGTGGCTGTTTTCTCAAAATAATCAATGCGTTCTCCGTTGATATAGACGGTTCCTGGGATATTTCTAGATTTAATAGGTTCAAATAAGTTAGATGTATCCGTAACTCGAATTATTTGATCGTAATAATTTAAATCCTGAGATAAAGTTACTGTCTTATCAATACTGAAACGATTGAAATGATAGATGTTTAGCATGTCTTTAAATACTTCGTAAGCCAACGGCTGGCGTCTTATATAATTACCAAACTGAACAATTTTAATTTCGTCTGTAATCAATGATGCTGTTTTTAAATAAACAACATTTCTCGGAATAGATACTGCATAATCTTGCTCTTGTGTTAGGCGGCGACCATTTTTGTATACCCAGATATAGCTGGCGCTAACTGGCTCTCTTGCCAATTGGTATTGAACTTTACCGCCAGTGTATTGATCAGAAATAATATTCATACTCGGATATTCGCTAAACCAAGTAACTGTAATTTGATCGCCTTGCTGTAGTGTGGTTGTGCTGTCATTTTCTACAAAACTAGTTCCGTTGAAAACAATATTATTATTTTCAAAGGTATATTGACTTCTAATATCTACAATGATTTTAATTTCATCATTAATTTCTAGAACTTCAGTATCAACTGTTATTGTGTTTTCATTTCCGTCATAGACATAATCAAGGATATATCGTTTTAATTCGTTGTTAACATAAACTTGAATATTGGATTGAGTAGCAGTATTAGGTGCTTCGAATGGATCATCACCGATCGATATAACATTATTAGTACCATCGTATACTACAAATTCAGTGTCAACTCCTTTTAATTGCACGCCATTGATTTCAACTAGAACAGCACCGGATGCACTAGCTCTTTCTAGGTTAACAAACTGATCTAGATCGTAACTTAATGTGCTGCCGTCAAATGTCAAAGTCTGTTGATTAACTCTTACCACAGAATTTCCTGTTGAATCAACATCGGGGTTGGCTCCTAGACAAACAATTTTTACAATCTGTCGACGCTCTGGTTTGTTAGCAAACTGTATCAGTGTTTTGTTTGCAATGTCTAATACATCAGAACTATTAATAGGCAGTACATCAACATCAACCCCGTTGACAGTTACGACCACTGATGCAGTATCAGCAAAATTTGCTCTGGTTAAGAACAATAATGTATCGCCATCTGCTTCAAATTCTTGATAATCAAGTAAGGCTGCACCCCCAATACCAATAGAAATAATTTCAATTACTGAATCGTGTATTGGAGCATTAGTAAACACTACTTCATTGGAATTGTAATCAATGCTGTATTCTATGCTGCTGTCTACTGCGTTAATTTCACATTTTACTTTATCAACATAAACCATTACCGATGCACTATCAAACACAGTAAGACCTATGTCAAAACGCTTGTCTCTTCCATTAGCTCTTAATATGCGAGATTGCAACGGTGTTGCACCAGTCTGAACGGTATGAAATACTTTAATTGAGACGCTGTCGATAACCTGTCCTGGAATATTCTCCTCTGGGGCAGGTACTTGATCTGGACTGATAAATTTACTACCATCGACTACAATATCTTCTGCCGCTGTACCTGTAGCTGTGATATATGCGCCGCTGACTGCGCTCAATGAACCGCCAGTTAAATTTGTATCAATAATATTAATGTCAGTAATATTAACTGTTCCGTCACTGTCCATTGGGCGGAATATTAGTGTATCTCCATTTTCAATCTGAACATATTGTTGTATATCGATACTGTTAGTTGATCCATCTCCTATAACTGTAGGCATTATTGCAGCGGTATTAGTAACCCCTGCTCCACCGAAGTTTGGATCATCGATGCGGATTGTACGAGATTCTGCAACACCTTGGTCATAGACTACTATTGGTGCACCTGCGGAATCTAATGTATCAATGCTCTTAGGAGAGCCTAATCCATTACGCTTTAGGTACACTGATAGTTGTTGGCCGATTGCTGGTGTAAATGGTAATAAAATTGTTAATTCTTCCCACACATCTGGGAACTCAACTGGTGGTTTGTCGGTGTTGTCAACTACTGCTCTATAATGTTTATTTCCAATCTGAACAACCGAACCTGCCTTCCAAACAAGTGCTCGACTATCAAGTCCTGTTAATGTGTATGTTTGGCTGTCAACTACATAGTAGAAGTCTGCATTTGGTTCTACAGAATCCCAAGTGTCAGTAAACCACGGTAGTGCATCCCAACCGCCCGAAACATCAAATGTAGTACCTTGAATTTGCACTCCACCAAAGTCGATTCCGGTCATTAATTGATTAATTTCTTTACCAATCATTCCTCGAGTTGGGCTATAGTATTTGTTAATTCTATCAACTGCTTCCAAAATTTCGTCAGCTTTTTCATAATCAATTACGATAGTTGATCCAGCAATAGGCAATGCTGTTAATTTTAATTTGCCTCTTAGTAGACTGTATTCATCGGTGCTAGACTTATAAAATGTAATTTCATAGTCGCTATCTAAAATAATTTCATTATTGATAGTTACAGAAATTTTTGTTTTATCTCTTGTTGGCGGATAATTTAGTTCAAAGATGGCAGTAAATCCGTCAGCAACAAATTCTTGGCTATAGGTATATTCTGCATATGTTCCTTCTTTGGTGATTCTATCAAATTTAACTGTAAGATCAAAAGTTCTTGCTTTACTATCACCGATAATTGCCACAGCTTTTGCAATATTAGTAGATGTACCATTGCCGCCAACTAGGCTTACTGATGCTGTAGTATATCCAGTGCCGCTATCTAAAATTTTGATTCCAGAAACAGAACCATTAGCAATGTATGCCTGTGCGGCTGCACCTGTGCCGTCACCTGTAATCACGACTCGAGGAGCATTTTTATAATCAGCACCTACATTAGAAATAACGATATCTGTGATAGCATAAGCATGGTTGTCTTTCCACCATTTGTAAGGATAAGTGTCGATGGCGCTGGAATTTTCTAATACTGGTAGTATTTGTCCTTCTCTAACATCGTACACCGGTGGCACATCGAAATCTGTAATTGCAGCACCTTGTCTATCGATTTCGGTATATCTGCTGGTGTATTCTCGAATGGTTGTTCTAAACGGTTTTACTTCTTCTAAGTACTGCTGGAAACTGGCTAAGTTGTCGTTTTTATAATTTACTGCTGGATGACTTAAAGCTCCGACATTATGGATGGCATTTAAGAAACTGGTTTTAAAGGCCCAGTCGACATATAGCTGTTCTGAAAATATATAACGAATGCCGGCAAAGAACAATTTGTTCCATTCTGCTCTTAGATCGTCAATAAAGATATTTTCTTTTAGTGCAGCAAATATAAATCTTAATTCTTTTGTTGGCTGATTATCGTAGGTAACTTCGTCATAAGATCCTTGGAAATCGTAAACCTTGACATTATAAACTTCTTCATTGATTTTAATTGTACCGTTTTCTCGTCCAACTAAAACATAGTTGCCAAGAATATCGCCGGTGCCGTCAGCGACTCTTTCTAGAAGTGCCCAACCCCCATTGGCGTATTCTTTAATTTTGATAACATCGCCTACTTTTATTTTAATAGTGGGTTCTAGATATAGATCTAATATTTCTTTCACAATACGAGTTACTGAACTGTAACCGTTGGCATACCAATCAATATAACTCCAATACTTTGTAGTGTCGTATGACTGTACCGTGCTCTTGAAGAAACCTTCTCTAACACTGTCCCAGAAATAGATAGCCCAGTAGTTGTTATATGTTATGTCATTTTTAACTAGTACTGAAAAATTTCTTACCGATACATCAGCAGTGGTGTATTTTCTACCTTTTTGTATTAGAGTGATTGCAGTGATTCTGCCTTGCAGATCAAGGGTAACTGTGGCTTTAGCTCCCACTCCGTCTCCAACAATTTTTACCGGAGGAGCTGTACGATATCCAAAACCTGCATCAATAATATCAATTGTGTCAATTTCGCCATCGACAATATTTGCCCGTAATACTGCTGGACTAATTCTAACAATACCTACTTCCGTTAATTCAGCAAAGGTGTCCACTGTTAAATCGTAAAGATTTAGCGAAGGATTAGGAATTGCCTCAATTTGGTTTAGATTTTCAAAATCGATTAAATCAGCAAACGGTCTAGTTGAAAGAATATCATTGCTTCTGTCTATTGCAATTTTTAATGCTGTACCGCGATCAACAAACATAGTTTGAATAGGTCTAAAGGCTAGACCGTAACGCTGCTTAGGTAACAAAGTAGGATCAGGTACTGGATTTCCTGCTTGGTTAAATCCTACTAAACTGTCAATCCATTTTTGCTCTAGTGCTTCACTAGGTAAGCTGTCTGCAATGCCTTCTGTTAACAACTGATACTCAGAATGAGTAACATTAGGTCTGCGCTCTGAATTGTAGTATTCAATGTTTATCAATGCAGAATCGCCGGTGATAACTGAACTCAGATTATAGGTCAAAAACTTGTCAGTGTCAATAATAGCAAGTATCGGAGTACCATCACTAGCTGGATTTTCAATTAAGGATGCAATACTAGCAGCTGAAATATTTCTGCCTGCTACGCCGGAAGGAATAATTGTTTTATTCTTAACCCAGAAATAATATTTTGTTCCGTAGGATAATCCAGTGTTGGGGTTTGTGAATCTCTTGATAGAATAGGCGGTATTACTATATAATGGTTGTCCAGAAATACCCACTGATAATCCATCTGTGGTATCTGCTATCTTGGCCCAATCGGTTGGACTCAATGAGCTTTCGACCCATTCGCAGATGTCAATGCTGGCTCCTGGAGCCAGTTGATTCCAGTTACCTGCTCTGTAGGCAATATCTCCTTGCTCGTAATGAGCCCATTTAGCTGTACTAATGTTCCACCAAATTACTCCAACATTTTTTTCAAACCAGGCTTGGTCAGCGTCAACTTCAACTTCGGCGGTACCGTTGGTATAGGTTGCTGGATCGTATAGAGTTTTAAATTTAATTTCCTGTTCTGCACGACCAAGAATTTTTAATTTGTTTACATCAATAATATCTAAGTCTGCAATCTTTAGATAGTTTTCATCGTCATAGACTGCTACGCTCTTTAGGAGATTAATATTCACCATAGGCGATTCTTCTGCAAGAGTTGTAAAGCTGTCTTTGGTAACATCCTTTCTAAAAATTCTAGTCATACCAACTTTTGTACCAACTGGGGCATAACTCGGTGAGCCTGTTACAATCACAGATGCTGTACTATCTAACGAATATCCAAACCCTTCGTTGTCTAATAAATCAGCTTCTAATTTTTCAGATAAGAAATATGTTTGATCTTTAAGTTCAAACACATAGACCTGGCCTGGATATCCTTGATCTTCTGAGAATGTAGTGCGGCCTCCATCAAATCGTGTTCTAGTAGATAAGTCAAATCTTGTTGGTAGCTTGTAAGGAGTATTTTTTGCTCCGACTACTACACGCTCGCCACGCTCGCTTATAGAAACGCTAAAACCAAATAATTCATTGTTGTAAATTTCGTAGCTTTGAAGTTTTTGCTTTAGTCTATATTCCGGAGTTGTTGAATCCGTGTCGTATCTAAAGATATAGACACTGCCTTGATTTTGAAGATTAATATCTGCTTGTGGACTAGATACCGCTATTGTATTTCCTGAATTATCAATATCTATTGCAAATCCAAATAGGTCTCCAGAATTGATTATTTCTGTTGGTGCCAGATCGTTAACATCTGGCAAACTACCTGCGTTGATTGTCTGCATTAAACTATAGAAGCCATATGCATTCATTTTGTAGATATAAATTTTTCCAGATGTTGCATCTGATACTGCTTCAATTAATGTCCACGGGGCTCCAGAAACTGGGTTTGCTCCTGTTGATGTTGCGGTGCTTAGTCTATAATAGTTATTGGTCCATTTTACTACATTACCTATTGTGTATGGCTGGTAACTGTTCCAAACTCCTTTGTAGTCGGTAAAATATTGTCCGTCACTGGTAGGCGATCCTACCACTAGAGTCATACCATCACGACTCATAGTCATGCTGGTGCCAAATCTATCACCTTCTTTGACTAATTCAGCAACTTGATCAGCAAGCAACGATCCGACTGTAGGATCTGTGCTATCATCTTCAAGTGCAATATTTGTAGGCAATGAACTTTGGGTTGATACAGGATCTAATCTAACCCATTGGTTTGAATTAACAGAAATAGTACTGCCGTCACCTGTTTGATCTTCTAGTGATTGCCAAAGAGAATTATTGTACCATACGATAGCTCCTGCTTCGTAGAATCTAGCTCCTGTATTATCATAAACTCCTTTGAAGTTTTGATTTTCAATCAACTGCCATTCTTTAGCAATATTAGGATATTTTCTAATTATACTATTACCCATGTTCAATGTTAGTGAAGAATAGTAGTATAGAATACTTGCAGTACTCTCCGTTACAACTATCTGAACTTTTCTAGTTGTAGCTGTTGTAAATCCTGCAATATACTGTGCCTGGGTAACTGCGCGATTATCTAAAAGGTAAGTAACTCCAGTGGTGTATAATGTACCGCCACCTAAAACTCCACTGATATTGTCATTGCTGAAATTTAAAGGATGTTTGTTGGTTATTGTACCTTCAACTGGATTAGGATAATAAACATTGCTAAGATCTGTTTGATCAAATATGTAAGTATTACCGACCATTAAGGTTAGATTAGGCCTGTATTGGTCATTAATATAATATTTGTAACCCGAGTCCATTCCCTGAGGTGGTGCAACAGTTACTTTATAAGTTATAGTTTCTGAGGTATCAGAAACCAATGGGGCATATTTGTAAAGATATACTCGGCCTTTGTTATTTTCTGCACCCGGTGCAGAAATGGCCATATAATAATTACCAGAATCAACACCTATGGTTATTTTAGACCCAAATTGTTCGTTGTTATTCTGTCTCGGACTTACAAAGCTATAGCGTTCAACCCAATTCTGACCGCTCCATTCGTATAAAGATACTGCGCCTTGATCTGCATAACCGGTATTAGAACCTTGTTGATTTGCTGTAACGACCGATACTGGCTCCCAATCTTCCATGGTAGCATCAATTCTAGCAAAGGTACTGTCAGCACCAACTCGAGTACTGTCAACTCCTGTATAATCTTGTGCATAGATATCGACTTTAGCTCTCCATAATTTTCCTTTATGTAAAACTATATCTCCTTGAATATAATCTAAATCACTATTATAAATTTCTTGATAATCCGATCTAACACTTGTAGCCCTTGGGCTACCAATAGCCAACCATTTACCGTCTGGACTAACTGCTAGACTTTCTCCAAATACTCCATTAGCTGCTGCACTGATGCTGTTAGGCCTTTCAAAAATCTGTAAGGGCTTAAGGCCTTCCGATCGTTCTAGATAAGAAACTACAAGATTGCTTGCCGGCATTGATGAAACAATCTGTGTTAATATATCAATGTACAACACAGAACTACCGTTACCCAAAGGTGTGGTTGCTGCGTATTCTGCAATTTCGGTTGCTGAGAATAGTCGTTGTTTTTCAGAAACTTCCCAATTGCCATTTATGTTATTGTCTATCCAAAATTTAGCACCACTAGTTAGTGTCGCAGCTATGGCAAGATCAACTGATTGATAATCAGTAAATCTAGCAGTACTGAATAATTCTAAATTGATAACTGTACTAGATTCCCACTTTGGTTCTTTGGCATCTTTGCTGATTTGAATTACAATGGTTTTTCTATCTGGTACTTCTGTAATCTTATAAAAACCTTCTAGATTTTCAATGTTTCTAATACCAAAGATGTCACCGACTGACAGTCCGTGTGTTCTACTCAACACAATCTCAACCCGTGTTTTAACTACATTAACATCGGTGACTAACAACAACCTAGAAATATTGTATCGAAGCACAGTCCAGGAGTTGTTATAAAAAGTAATCCATACATGAGAATTTTCTGCAAAATCTGCAATGTTTAAAGCTAGGATGTCATCATAGTTTTTAACAGCAAAATCAACATCAAACGAATTTACATATCCTGCTGTTCTCGGAGTTAGTTTATATTTCTTAACAGGATTTATATTTGCAGTAAAAGGAATTGGTGCAATTGTAAAATTCTTTTCAGGTACACGCATATAAAGATCTAACACATCAGTGCTAGACTCTGTAGGTGCAATAATTACCGGCTGTGGATTAATTTTAAAATCATTTTTTAAAATTCTAAATTCAGTTTCATTAAACTGATCGGTGCCGCCTAATCGGCCAACACGGAATGCCCATTCCTCGTTGAGTTCGATACTTCCAGAATTTGTTCTGCTGAGTTTGTCAAATACTTTTGTAACAGCATTTGCTGTGCCTTTTTCACGGATAAATCCTTGATATAACTTAAACTGGCTAACAGCATCTTCTGCCATGTTCTGCAGATATTCTCTAGTTTGATATCCAATAACATGACGACTTAGATCTCGTTGGCTACTACCTAATCCGTCAGCGTCGACATCATAGTAATCTTCAAATTGATTAATTCTATAATCAAAGTTTGCTACTAGGCCTTTTGTTGGTGTGGTATCTAATTTTTCCCAAGTTGTTGTATCAAACAATTCGGCGCCTTGCTGATTTTGTTTGCTGACCCAATTATAAGATTTATAAGAAACAATGTCACCTAATCTGTAATCAGTGTAAGGACTCCATTGTTGAATGCTTACATTGTCAAATAAGAATCCAGGACTAGTATAATCGCCATCCCAATCCACTGTACGGAAGCCGCGACTCTTGATACGCTCTTGACGATAACCCGAAGTTTTATCATAGATAACATCATTGAACACTGTTCTATCATCAAATACTGTGATATGTTCTTTGAGAACAAAATACACCTTGATAAAGTAGATGCCTTCGTTAGTATTAACTGTGCTAACTTTTACTGACTGAAAGTCTCTATTAACATTTAAAAATATTGGTAAAAGAGGAGCTCCGTCGCTTTTAAAAATTTGATAGTCATAGAAGCTATCGAACAAGCTGTCGGCAACTCCTAACGGAATTTTCATTTCAACTTGACTGGCGCTGGGGCTTAGTGTTAGAAGAGAACCTACGGCCCAATTATGTTTTGTCCAGAATAAGAATTCTTTACAACTAGTCTGCCAGTTATAAGCTACTTGGTTTTCTGCATCATATCGATCGAAACTAAATCCCTGTGTTTTCAAATAGGCCTGATAGCCTAATAAGAAATCTACCACTCCTTGAACAGTTGTTATGACTGTTCCATAATACATCTGAATTGGTTTTAGTTGGTTGAATGTTTTTCTAAAATAGGCTTCAATTCCGCCAACCACTGGCAATTTAGGTAAAATTTTCCAGAGACTCTTGTCAAACACACCGGTACTGGTATGAGATTTTAAAGCACGATAAAATATGTTTTGAGTGCGTACAACATCTCCGTTGCTGTAAACTTTGTCTGCTGTCCAGTCTAAGAAAGATACGCTGGTACCGCCTACAGATGTTAACGGATCGCTGCTGCTGGCAATAGGTTTAAAATAATTAAAATAAGGCTGTTGATTGTCGTAGCCTTTAATTTTCCAGCCTTCGGCTAATTTTTCAATTAAGACTCCACTGTAGGCAATACCTATCATAGGAACACCCACATTGAAAATCACATCATAATTTTCGTTGGGTACATAGATACTACTAGAAGTAGAACTTGGATTTTTACTATCCAACAAATATTTTTGCTCTGTTTGGTCAACAAAGCCAGACATTCTTGTTGAAATTTTAACATCCAGATTATTTAATCTTGTTAACAATACCTGCGGATCTAGATTTTTACTACGAACATAACTAGAGACAAAAGTAACTAGTCCAGATAGTTGTGTGCCGCCAACTACAGGAACCAGCAGGTCTGAAATCTTTGAAAATACTCCCGATCCTGCAGATACTGTTTGTCCTAGTTGATTTACTGACATTCTAGATCTATCAAAGCTGTCTGTGATAAATTCAAAAGGTTTTAACAAGCATAACGCTACCATTACTGAGAATGGCCATTCACTACTAGATCTCCAAGCAGCTTCTACTGGGCTAACATCACCCGGTCTGTAATCGCCTTGGTTATTGATTAAAGTAAAATCGTTAGCAACTCCAGAATCTAGTGGACTTAATAAACGACCATCACCGTCTGTTGGAATGTGATCAACGATACTAGGTCTAGCATATCTATCATAAGTGCCTGCTCTTGTGCCCTGACGGATAATACCGTCTCGAATGTCTTCCCAAAGAATCAAGTTACCTCTAGTGTAAGGCGCTGGGCCGTATTCACTTTCCCACCATGTTGGCTTTTCACTGAAGCCTAGCATTTCCCAAGGACAGATGTGTGGACAGTCAGTGTCATATAACCATTGATATACACCTCTCCAATATCCCGGTAGACTCTGCTGTCTAGTAGGGTCTGTCATGTTACTGTAAGTATAGGTAAAACTGTTTTGAGTATCAAAATATTGATCGTTGTTTGTGTAATCAATATCAGTGTTAGCTACCCAGCGCAGAAAATCTTGAATAACAATTGCATCTAATTCTGATTTAGTGTATAGCGCATTACCGTAGTAGCCGCCAAAAACATTGTCAATGTTAAAAATATCTTCGTTGTATTCTTGTTTAATGTTATTGTAAATTCTTAATTCTAATTCTAAAATTGCATCATCTCTGTAATCGCCATAGGCCGCAGTAATGCTACCGTCATGTCCTTGAATTACATAACGAGGAGTTACAAAAGTATCGTCAAGATATATGTGTGGTAGGTACTTTTTATACAAGCCTAACTTGGTAGGCGTTGAAGGAATGTAGTTAAAAGCTGTTGATACATATTCTCTAATTACAATTTGATCTCCTTCAGTTAGTGTCAATGAAAGTCTAACAAATCCAAATGTACCATCAAATATATAATCTGTCCCGTGAATTAATTGCTCACCATTACGGTAAACATAGACTGCACGACGACTGAGTTCTGTAAGATTAAAAGTTTGGCTTAATGCAAAAACTTTTATTCCCTCGTCTTCTACTAGATATACTATATCAGCATGGGCTCCGTTTCCTATCATATCGCTGTCTGCAAACGGATCCGATGAATCTTTTGTCGCAGTCATTGCTGCGATAACTTCGTCAACAAAATCAACCACATTGTCTAGCGGCATGGCTTCTGCAATTCTTTTTAAGAATTCATTTTTAAAATTGCTGTAAGCTCTCAACGAATGTTGGATCGACTTTACAATGTTGATATTTTTATCGCAGAGTAACGACACTGCCATCGGTGCGATGCCTGAATGCTTTAAGAAACGCATACAACGATTTTGGTAGCCGTCAATGTTTCTTAGGTTACTGTTACCAGGATACACACCCAAAAATTGTGTTTCAATTTCTACAGCAGACGACAGATGGTCAATTGCCTGTCCTAGAGTAAATGCTGTTAGATTGTCATTTAACGGATTTTTTTCTAGTCCATGTGGTATTTGATAATATCCCTGATCCGGATCAATGTCGATATAGATCTTAATAGATACCACATCATTTATTGCAAATGTATTGGCAAAAGTAAATGTTCCATTTTCTCTAGTGTAGCTGTCTAAATGTCGCTGTCCGTTTAGATAAAAGATCACAGTAGACGGAAGATCATTAAATGCAATCCAGTCTACCGTTGCTAGTGTAATTTGATTTGTTACTTCTGTGACAACTACGCTATCTAAAATTGGCTGCTGATAATTGCTGTCCGACTTAACCCATCCATTAGCAAATTCATCCAGTGGGTTAAATCTATAAAATCCAGTGTTTAGATTTTTTGTAAATGTTTGCTGATTAACAGAGTAAGAAAAACTGTCAAGATCAAGATTGTATGTGAATAAAATGTCTCCAACGTTATCAATGTTTAGATAGTTGAGACTAAATCCTAATTCACTGTCAGCAATACTATTGCCCACTTTATAACTTAATATCGGTGATCCTACAAATGTTGACGACGGGTATGTTGTTGAATCTGAAAAACTGATTCCATTACTGTCAAATAGATCAAACAGAGGCATCTGATTGACCTTAGTTTTTTCTTGACTAAGTATCCAATTAACACCGTTGAAATGATACATTAGGCCTTTGTTAACATTACCGCTTCTTACTAATACTCCTTCTCCTAAAATAGGATCAGAATCAACAGTTGCCTTTAATGTAATTTGTCTAACATTGTTGTGTGTTATAAAATTAACCTGATAAATTTTGTTATTAGCTAGGCTGTCTGTGTCGGCAACAAATAGAACTCTAGCACCTTGGTACAAAAACTCACCGTCAATACTATATCCCTGACTGCCTTCGATAGTAGAGAAAACATCAGTTGTAAAAGTATCAATAAAATCTACAGCAGTTTTTGCTACACTGCCATGGTTGTATAATTGTAGATTAGGTCGAAATTCAATAATAGGTCGTTTGGCTCTAAAATCATCGCCGGCAGCAAAGTCGGTTCCGTTTAATTTGTGTGCCTGCTCGAGCGTTGATTTGTGGAACCAACGATTATAACGACTCCAGGGATTGGCATCAATACTAGATCTACAAATTGCAATATAATCTTTTTCTCCAGGATAAGAAGTAGCATCATCAAATGGCTCCGTATCAAATCCTGTATTATCAAAAATTACTTCGGGAATTTTGCTAGTGATAATTGGGACTGTTAGATCTGAAAATTTAATTAAAGTTATTTCTCGACCGACTTTTTCTACCAACCAGTTATCTTTAGCGTACTTTGTCGGAGTAACTTTTCCGCCAAATCGTACAATCAATCCGTTAGTAAACTCGATGCCGTTGCTGCTGGTATATGTTTGTTTACCTAAAATTTCTTTATCAATATTGATGCTGGTATTTTCTTCAATGTCTTGTATTAGGAATCGACCAAATCTATCAGGGTTGATTGCACTTTGATAATAAAGGATATCTGGAGCATCTAATGGAACTTCAAAGGTAACTGTGCCGTTAGTTGCACCGTTATTAGTTACTCCATTGAAATAATCAAATTTTGATGTTTGTACATTTTCATCTACAAGTTCCCACTCCGGACCTTCAACAATTGTGCCGTCAACACTGGCGGTAACAAAAGTTAATGCTCTCCATAATTTGCCGTCATAAACTGCTAGTTGGTTAGGAATATATGGAAGTGCAGGATTATATTTTAAACTACCTGTATCGAACGCTGTTCTAATATAGAATCCTTCTCTAGGACTATTAACCGCAAAGTTATAGGTCTGACCTCTATACAAAGTCAAAGTAGGATTGTTTGTTGCACCGTCCGGATAAAAAATCCATGTTGATGTTGTGCCTTGACGAACTCGATAGGTGCTGGTAATTGCATCACCTTGACCAAGAACCTTAACACTTGGAGGGCCACTTGGAACCCAATAGTACTCGCGGAAGTTTACAAACTTGTCCCACTCAATAGGTGGGGCCCAACTATAATGATCTTGACTGGTAATTAGATCGTCGCGCTCGTTGAAATTGTTAAAAAATCTAAGTTGATTTTTAAAGTCAATGTAATCATAGAAATTTTCAATATTACCTCGATCATCAGATAAAACTACACCTGGTTCTAATTGGTATCTGCTGCGTAGTGTATTATCACTGTCAAGATAGATGTCGGAGCCTTTATAAGTCTTACCATATCTACGACCAACATATCCTACAGTTTTCTGTAGAACACCCGGCTGGACTAAGGGATCCACAACTCCAGCCATAAATTTACTGTTTGTTTCAGTTTTAAAAACCTGAGGAAGTAAATCTACTGTTCTGCGAATCGGTAGTCCACTTTCTGGGAAAATTTCATTTGCCATATTCTACAATTACCCTAAATTTGTTGATGATATTACTGCTGAGGCATCTACACGAATTTCACTAGCAGTGATTGCTGTTACAATAACGATGTCATCTACTGTGGCGCCACTGACAAATATTTCGTCGTTAGCACTTTGAATTTCAAATAAACTACCAAAACTTTGCGTTGGTTGTCTCGGAACAATTACTAAGTTACTTAGATCCGGAGTAACTGCATTTGTAATATATGTGATTAATTCACCAAGATAAAATCTGTCACCAAAGTCCCAGTTGGCCACATCAAAGAAATCATTGATGGCTGTAATTATTCTAACTTTTAAATCATTATCGTTAATTGTCTTATTTGGGTTTTTAACTATTTTAAACTGTGCCTGTAAAGAATAATCAGCAGTTGATCCAAATAACACTTTATAATTTACTGGATGATAGATTACTTCATCGCTGATAGATTTTATTTCTCCCAGTGAAGATCCAAAACTGATTCGAAGACTGTCACTGTTAGGAGACTCGGGCTTGGTTGTTAGGCCGCCGGCAAGATATTTTCTAAATTCTGTATCATAACTTCGTGTTAGTAGGTAAACATCAACAATATTACTAACGCTAGGATCAATTCTACGATCAACATTGGCGTTATGGACATATTGAAATTTTAATCCAGAACGACCAACATTTGCACGATATCCCGATTCTAGGATTAAACTGTTTGATGCCAGATCTACTCGCTTAACTCGATCTTCGGCACCATCATAGAAATAAATTAATTGGCCGTCATCAAATTCGTTAACACTAATTTGATTTTCGCTTAGTCGAGGAATAATTGTATTTGCGCTATTATCAAAGTATGTATAGACAATGTTGCCGAAGCTGTCTACCTCTTCTGTAAAAAATAGATAGTTTAGGTCTTGATCAGATCCGACAATTTGTTCAAATGCATCTGCATTGTCTATAACGCCATCGTCGTCGCTGTCGCTAAATGCTACCTGTATTTCTTCTGAGCTTTGATAGCCATCTTCAAACTTGATTGAGTCGTCAACTTCAAATACAAAGTCTTGCTTTAACGGCAATGGAGTGCTTGGTTTTGGAGTAGTGTTGATACCCAAGACTCGAACTTGATCCTTGATCGTCTTTCCTGTTTTTCCGTCGTAGATTTTTTGATTAACATCGAAATAAAATCTATTCTGTTCAAGGCTACCAAAAATATAATTTAAGGTTCTAACACGGATTTGGTACTCGTCTGCTTCTTTAATAAAAGCAATAATCCAACTGGTGTCAAGATTGTTGTTTGTTGTGTCTCCTGCCTTACCTAATGCAAATGCATTAATTAAATCAATATTTGGAGCTGTAATAATCTTCCAACTTGTAGTAGCAATATCAAATCGAAGACCAAAATTTTTGTTTTCTGCACACAAATTCACTATCTGTGTTTCTAGAGCGTCTGGTAAATTGTTTACAAACTTTGGAATAATTTGTCGTGCAATCGCTCCTGTAGGCACAACATCGTTGAATATAATTGGGCCTTTACCAGTACTGAGTGTACCCCGGCCTGCATTAGTGCCGTCGCCTACTACCCGAATAACCTTGGTCCATAATCTATCTGTTTGATCTAGATCGTTAGCATCTGTTGTGACCAATTCTCCTCGTTTGAAGCTCTTTCCTGTTGGTGGCACAAATTTGATCATTGCTCCGGCAGCAACAGATTTCAATGTGTTAGTTGTATAAGAACTTACTTTTTGTAAAGTTAAGTCAACTGAATTAATAAAATATCCTGTACTTTCATTTACATCTGAAGTAATCTGTGTCCATCTAGTGTTAGTGTCAGTAAATAAAATTTTATCATACTTGGTAAAATAAAAATTATAAACTCCAGTGCTAGTAAACAATGGTTCGATACTTTGACGAATAAAATTAACTGTGTCAATTCTACTAACAGTTTTAAACGCTAGACTTTTTTCACTTTCTGATTTGTAAATTAACCCGTCGTCAGCAAAAACATTAACGCTGGAATATTTTCCGCTGGCATCAATAATGTCAAAGTTGCGGCTAACTCCACTAGATGTTCTGTTAATGGCTTTAACTTTTAGAATATCTTGACTGCTAGCTAGTGGCGCAAGATTGTAATCTTCCGCGGTAATCATTCTATTTTGAGTATAATATTGTGCCGGTGCTTTTGTTCTAATGCTTTCTACAGACTCTGCTGACACACTATTGCTTACTGTATATTTTAAGCTCATGCTTATCTTAAGAACCTGACTCTGGCCTGCTTTGTTTATATACGGAACTTCAATATTAATGCCGCGCATTTCATTAGGAAGAATGCTGTACGAAAGACCGTTACTTACACGGTAGTAGGCTCGGAAAGGCCCTTGTGGTAAATTTCCGTATACACCATCGGCAAATATCAAATCAATTCTATCTGAATTCTTTGTAGATATAGAATAGATATTTCTAATACTCTTTTCAATACTGTTATAGGCAATATTGTTGCCAACCAAATTGGAAACTTTTGTCCACTCATCTAGTTGAGCACCATTGGCTGCTAGCTGAAATAACCAAACATCGGTATTATTGATATTATCAGCGTCAATCGCTACCTTTTCGTTAGTGGTTGGGACTGCAATTGAAAAATCTGCAAGCTCTAGACTACCCTGCTTAAACATAAAAAAGAATCCAGTGTCGGAACTTGCTGCACCTTTGCCGTCATTCTTATAGATAAATCCCAGCTGATTACCAGGAACTGGGGGTTCCTCGTAAATTTCTTCAGCACCTTTAAAAGCGGCGCTAACAATTTCAAAAGGCATAGATCTAGCAGCTACATTTTTACTAAACGAAAAAATTGGAACTTGCAAGTTACTGGTGTTGAAACGATATTGTTCTGTAGGAGTACCTTGTATTATAGCATTTCCTTGACTACGACCAAATTCTGTATTTTGGCTCATAGCTGCATTCATTACTGTGATGAACTGCTCTCTCCAGTTAGGGTTGGTAGGGTCATTCCATTGTATAACTTGCCTTGCTAGATTTTTTCCGTTGTTGTCTAGAATTGCTTCTGTAGTTGAAACCGTATCAACTTTTAAAAAACCTTTAGATGTTATATTCCTCTTGGCGTTATAGCTCAGCATACGAGCTATGCGAAGGACGCTTTCTCTACGAGAAGCTAATTCAATGAAGTTTTCTCTGCTGGCTAGATCAATACGGAATGCTAGGCTTTGTCCAAGGAATGCAACAGCGTCAATTAATGCTAGATATTCACTAGATTCAATGTAGTCGTTGAAGTCTTCTGGGTAGTTTTCACGCAAATAGGTAATAATGACGCGGCGAAGATTTTCAAAGTCATAGCTTTTGAAATCAGCATTTTTGAATGTCTGATAGATTGTGGTCCAATCTTGATTCAGTATTAAATTTGTTTGTCTTAGCGTGGTTGTCATTGTCTATTATACCTTATTACATATTTACCCTAAAAATTATCAGGTCAGTTTACTATATTATTTTCTTTGTCAAAGTCAAAAGTCATGCGTTCACTGATATTAAATTGCAGATAAACCACATCTGCTTGTATTCTAATTCCCATGTCAGTAGTATCAATTGTTACAGAATTGATAGCAATACGAGGATCATAGTTAATGATTTGTTCAACGTCTTTGATAATTAATTCTTTGATATCTGGGGTAAAATTTTCAAATAATAGATCCCAAATAATAGTTCCGAAATTAGGATTTTCTAATTTTTCACCCTTGCGAATATAAAAATGATTTAAAATATCTCGTTTGACCAGCTCAATGTCATAGAGTTTAAAATTGTTTTTTATTTCGTTAGAACTAAAACCCTTGTATCGAAAAGTTTCGGTAGTTTGTGTTGCAATAGCATTATTCGTTGCTACTACTTTTTGATTGTAAATTTTAGCCATTATGCTTCCCTGTCTGTCATATCAGGTTTGACTGATAGAGGATCTAAGTTTTCGTGGTTTGGCCACGGTTCGTGCATTGGTACACGCTTCATTATGCTTTTCAACGGCTCTTCCGATTGATACCGTTTTTCTTTCCATTCAACTGCTGTATTATCAACAACAACGTTATCGTGCAGTCCTAGAGGCAGTGCAGGAGTTGCAGGAGTTGCAGGAATACCATTCATGTGGATAGTTGATGCTGTCTCAAAATGCGATCCACCACTTAAAATATTAGTATTGCCGCCTGCTGAAATATAGTTTGCAAGTCCGGTACCAATATTCATGTTTATAGCAGTTGTAATATTTCCATTGGCTCCTATTATAATCTCAGTATCTCCTCCAGATTCAGTGTGAAATCTTTCTATTGATCGAAGATTGATATTACGACCTGCTTCCATATTAATGTCTCGATCTGCGCGGATGTTTAAATCTTGCTTGGTGTGAATACTGATACTGTCTTCTGCAAATATATCTATTTTTCCGTCGCTGGTCAATTCTATCCAAGTTGTGCCTCTAGCATTTCCAATGTAGATCAAGTCTTCACTGTTA